GAGTTAAAATATGGGTGACGGAACAGAGTTCCTGCGTACTGAAGAAGAGTATCAGGAAGATCAACAGAGATTCGAGGCTGAAGTTCAACAGCAACAAGAGCACGAGGAAACCATGACCACAAACAAAAAAGATTTCTTAAACGAACTCGTTAAGAATAATCGTCTCAACATAAATGAAGATATTTTTAGGAAGGCTATAAGGGGAAAGGAGATGGCCTTCATAAAACGTAGTGGTATCGAGAAGATTCAATTCACTAACGATATCCGTGTAAAGTATGAAGTAATCGTAATGCAACCAGACTATGTGGTTGTAAAAGCAATTGCTACCAAAGGTGACATGGTTGTTGAATCTTTTGGAGAAGCAACGCCAGAGAATACCAATCAAAAACCACCATACTATTCTGCTATGGCAGAGAAACGTGGGTTATCACGGGTTGTGCTTAAAATGGTAGGCGCATACAAATACAATGTCTATGGTGAGGATGAAGCTGACGACTTCAAGCAACCAGTCCCTAGTAATACTTTTAGTAAGGACATAAAGGGGCCAGACACTCAGAGGAAAGTAGCATGACTGACTTTCCTGTACGCATTCAGGAGTGGCCCCTTCAGGAGAAGGATATAACTGAAGAGGTTTGCAAGTCATGTGGTATATGTTGCGAGATAGAACTCAAGCCTAGCTGGAAAAAGCCCAGACAATTTGAATGGCTCCATGCAATTGTTGAGAATCACGACAACATCGAAACAACTGAAAAGGGAATACGAATTCGTTGCTCTCATCTCAGGAAAACAAACCCACATGCTACTCATCCGTATTGGGAATGTGGCATCTATGAAGATAGACCCCAGCTATGTAGAGATTTTAATTGTGTAAGCTGGGCCAAATATACTGACGAACTGGAGCAATACAACAGGGTCTTAAAAAAACAAGGAATATCTATATGAGTCACTGGTACGACAAGGACGGTTCCCCCCGTTACGAGATAGAGGGCAAGAATGGACTGCGCCCTACAACCCTGCGTGATGCTCGTAAACACGGGTGGGTTCCGTCCGTGTCTACTGTTTGGAAAGATGTGGTTGCCGCACCGGGCCTAGTAAGGTGGTCACAAGGACAACTGTGGGATGCTTTCTACAATAACCCTCTCGACTACCCGGAAACAGAGGACGAATACAAGAGGAGAGTGTGGGATATCTACCGCACACTAACAACGAAAGCCGCAGAGCGTGGCACTATGATTCATGGGATACTGGAGAATTATTTTGTCAACGGGATAGGAGAACCCGGATACGGTTCGCTTATCAGTGGGACTGAGGCTAAACTCTTAGAAGTATGCGGCAAACAGGATTGGAAAATAGAACACTCATTCGCTCATGACCTAGGATATGGTGGTAAAATAGATATCCACTCCGATGAATGGATGGTGGACTTCAAGACAAAAGAGTTAGATGAGGGCAAGAAGCCAGATGTATACGATGCATACGGTGTGCAACTGGCGGCTTACGATCACGGAATGGGTGGTGGTAGAAAACTACTTAACCTATTCATATCAGTTTCTTCTCCCGGTTATGTGTACCCATACCAATGGGAAGAAAAAGAGAGGCTGTTTAGTATGTTCAGTACAGCCTTACAACTATGGAAATTAATCAAGAGGTATGAACCTTAATGGCTAGTGTAAACAAAGCAATACTCGTGGGTCACGTTGGCAAAGACCCAGAAATTCGTACCACCGCCAGCGGAGATACAGTATCATCATTCTCCCTCGCAACCAACAGTGGGTATGGTGATAACAAAACCACTGATTGGCACAACGTAATCTTCTTTGGAAAGACTGCCGACTTCATCAAGGACTATATTAAGAAAGGTTCTCAGATATACGTTGAAGGACGCATTGCCAACCGAAATTATGTAGACAAGAACGGTGTTAAGAAGTACGTCACAGAGATAAAGGGCTACTCAGTACAGGCTCTACAACGAGCAGATAGTAACGAAAGAGACAGCAGTCCCGCACTGGAAAATGACGACTCGATACCCTTCTAGTGGACGTATACCAGCAATGGATTCACAAGACTAGGTATGCCCGTTACCTAGAGGAACTCCAAAGACGAGAGAACTGGGGAGAAACCGTAAGAAGATATACTGGTTTCTTTGAAGACAGGCTCGACTTAAAACTTACTGAGTTTGGTCGAGCCATTCTCGATCTGGATGTCATGCCAAGTATGCGCTGTCTAATGACGGCGGGTAAAGCATTAGAGCGTGACGCTTGCGCTGGTTACAACTGTAGCTACCTACCCATTGACTCACCCCGTGCGTTCGATGAGATCATGTACGTCCTCATGTGTGGGACAGGGGTAGGGTTCAGCGTCGAGAGACAGTACATCAACCAGCTACCTGAAGTGTCTGAAGAATTCAGCGACACTGACACGGTCATCGTTGTAAGAGACTCAAAGATCGGGTGGGCAACAGCGGTTAAAGAACTAATCAGTCTGCTCTACAGTGGGCGAGTACCCAAGTGGGACTTGTCTAGGGTCAGGCCAGCCGGGTCACGGCTCAAAACTTTTGGGGGAAGAGCAAGTGGCAGTGAGCCACTAGATAAGCTGTTCAAGCATGTGATATCTATATTCACCCACGCCAAAGGACGTAAGTTGAATAGTATAGAATGTCACGATCTTGTTTGTTACGAGGGTGAGGCGGTGGTAGTGGGCGGTGTTAGGCGTTCCGCTACCATTTCCTTGTCCAACCTAACTGATGACCGTATGCGTCATGCCAAGTCAGGCGAGTGGTTCCTAAAGGATGGACAGAGATCACTAGCTAATAACAGTGTGGCCTACACTGAGATGCCAGATACTGGTGCTTTCCTAAGAGAGTGGACATCACTCTACGAAAGTAAGAGTGGAGAGCGTGGCATCTTCAACAGGCAAGCGGCAAAGGATATGGTTCCAGAGCGCAGAGATAACCACTATGAATTTGGGGTAAATCCCTGTTCTGAAATCGTACTTAGGCCACGAGAATTTTGCAACCTTTCTGAGGTAGTGTGCCGTCATGATGACACGCTGGCTACCATTCGCAAGAAGGTTGCCCAAGCCACATGGATTGGCACTATCCAATCTACCCTAACAGACTTCCGTTACCTCTCTGTACCATGGAAGAGAAACACAGAGGAAGAGAGACTACTAGGTGTGTCTCTCACTGGGATCATGGATTGTCCTGCCATCCTTAATGCAACAGACAAAGAACTACAGGGGCTGAGAGATCACGCAATAAAGGAGAACATCTCTGCCGCCAAGTTGTTGGGCATACCTGAGTCAGCCGCCATCACTTGTGTTAAACCGTCAGGGACGGTGAGTCAGTTGGTTAATTCATCCAGCGGTATCCATCCAAGGCACAATTCTTTTTTCATTCGTAGGGTTCGCAACGATAAGAAAGACCCCATCTCACAGGTTATGATAGATGCAGGTGTTCCTTACCATAGTGACCCACGCAACGATGGTTCATGGGTGTTTGAGTTTGGCATGAAGTCTCCCAAGGGGGCTATCACAAGGCACGACATCACCGCCCTTCAGCATCTGGATATATGGAAAAGGTTTGCCCTTAACTGGTGTGAACACAAGCCATCTATCACTGTCTCTGTTAGAGAGAACGAGTGGGTAGAGGTAGGAGCATGGGTGTATAAGAACTTTAACATTCTATCTGGTGTTAGCTTTCTTCCACACGCAGATAATGATCACAGCTATGAGTCAGCACCCTATGAGGACTGCTCACCTGAGACATACAGGAAACTAGCCAAGACCTTACCCGCTGAGATAGATTGGGATGCGGTAAAGGAGGAAGAGGATCAGACCACTAGCAGTCAGGAGTTCGCGTGTATGGCGGGGGCATGTGAGATATGAGCATTAGGGATATTGCAAAAAGAAGGCATGACATACATAAAAATCATGCTAGTTCTAGACCATTGTCCAAAGACTATGAATTGGTTGGCCTCTCTGGGGAGATAGCCTTTGAAGAATTTGCCAACATAAAAGCAGACCTATCAGAGCGACCTGAAGGCGACCATGGAGTAGACTTTATAACCCCCAATGGTATGACTATAGATGTTAAAACTGCTAGAAGGGCGTATAATTTAATCCATGAAACTGGAAAACAATTTGTGGATATATATGTGTTGGCTCAATATGATGACCCCACTGAAAGGGCTACGTTAATAGGTTGGGAATACGGAAACACATTAGCTAAAGCGCCCAGTAAAGATTTTGGTTATGGAATAATAAACCATTACATATCCAAAGATAAATTAAGACCGATGCTCGATATCAAAAAGGTATGCAAGATATGAATACTTCTAGTAACCACTACCAAGCAATGATAGAACAGGGAGCAAGCGCCCCATGCAAAGACTGTCACTATGAAAGGGTGTGCCAAGAGGGATTCACCTGTGAACAGTATAGGAAGTGGGAAGATACGAAACAGAACGAATGGGCAAAGAAACGTAACACGTTCAGTAAAGTACCGGACAGAGCAATATGAACCAACGATGGCCCTTAAAGGAAGAGGATATTAATGAGAACCTGTGCAAGCGTTGTGCCTTGTGTTGCTCAATGGACATAAAGCCCAAGTGGGCAGACGAAAGAATGATGGATACATTGAGTGCGATGGTAGAAAAATCTACTGATATAGCTTTCTTGGGAGATGGCATCCGAATCAAATGCTCCCATCTGAGACAAACAAAACATGCCGAACATCCTACTTGGGAGTGTTCTATCTACGATGATAGGCCACAGTTATGTGAAGACTTCAACTGTGTTTCTTGGGCAAAGGTCAGCAACAACAGAGAGCGGTATGGTCAGGTGTTAGAGGTTCTTAAAAGATTAAGTAGTAACGATAGGCCGAAAGCATTTGGAGGAACCGCATGAATCTTCTTATTATCCCTGATGCCCATGCTGCACCGGACTATGACAACGAGAGGTTTACGGCGGTGGGTCAGTATCTAATGAGGGAGCGCCCAGAACATGTGGTATGTATGGGTGATTGGGCTGACCTGCCGTCACTTTCTTCCTATGACAAGGGAACAAAGGGGTTTGAGGGTAGGCGCTACAAGAATGATGTAGCCAGTGCCATTGAAGCCCAAGAGAAGTTCTTTGCCCCCCTGCGTGAACACAATGAGAGGAAAAGAAAGAACAAGGATAAACAATACAAGCCCAAGTTCTATATGTGCCTTGGTAACCACGAGGATCGCATCACCAGAGCAACCAATTCAGCCCCGGAATTAGATGGAGCTATATCCATAGACGATCTCCAGTACAAGAAGTTTGGGTGGAAAGTCGTGGACTTTAAGCGCTCTCTCACCCTGTTTGGGATAACCTTCAGCCATTACTTCACCACTGGCATATCAGGAAGGCCCATCAGCAGCGTTCATTTGGGCCACACGCTCGTTTCTAAGTTACACTGTAGTGCGGTACAGGGTCACACCCATCTGTACAACCACGCTGAACAGACGCGCCCTGACGGGCAGAAAATATTCGGACTTAGTGCCGGATGCTTCAGTCACCCAGACTACACTGAGAACTGGTGCAAGGATACCGAACACCAGTGGTGGAGAGGGGTGATTATGTTGCGAGAACTAGATGGTGAAGGGTACTATGATGAGATCGTTGCGGTCACTCAACGAAAACTTCTGCGTGATTATCCTTAGCATCCTTGATAGACACCACACATCCTGTCGGGAAGGCGTGAAAGCCGTACCACTCTCCCTTCTCGTCCTTGGTAGTCGCTATCTTGACTACCTTCTTGTTCTTTTTGACGAGGTATCCTATCGTCCATAGACGTTGAGGCTCTACCTCGTCCTCTTTTTCCCACCCGCACGTGGCTAGTATGTCTACCCATTCCACGACCACGAGGCTCATGAGGTAATCGCGGCGAATTCTTTCTTTGCTTCTCTGACCTCATCTATACGCCTACGAAACTCTTCAATCTGTCTGCTCTTCTGCGACTTGGATAGGCTCTTATCCTGTCTGGTCTTGGTGATGTCGCCACGCAGTTCCTGCTGCTCAGTGTTGTATCTCTTCATCCTAATGGAGCGTTCATTTTTAGAAATGGGGTAGAGGTTTAAGCCAAGCATATACAGTAGCGCTGTAACCTCATCCCTCTTTGGCTCTCCATAACGGTTAGTTCTTCCCCCAATTGCATCTATTATCCTGCCTTGTACTAGGCTGGGGTCTAGTCTAGCCAACGCCTCTATCAAAGAGGAACCACCAATGAATCCTCTGTCACTCAACCACGGGGGCATAGCTTGCGCCCATGCGTAGCTTAGAATGTCGAACCCTTTGTCAGCCGCCGAACCATTCTCATCATAGACGGATCGCTTT